AATCAAGAAAGCAGTTAAGTTTTTAGCTGGAGAAGATTGCGGTTGTACAGAACGTAAGAACACTCTCAATAAGGTTTTTCCTTATAAGAAGATTGAGTGTCTTACTGAAGAAGAGTATAACTATTTGATAGAGCAGATGAAGAGACCTACTAATGTAGTTAGTCAGACTGTTCAATTAAAGATGTTAAAGATATACAATAGAGTCTTTAATGATAACAAACAACCAACCTCTTGCGGGTCTTGCTTTAGAAGTACTTACAATGCGTTGAAAACCCTTATAGATGAGTATAACCAGTAATTGGAAAGAAAAAGATTTATTTGATTGGTTAAGTAAGAATTGGTATCCAGACTTGCTTAAGAGCAGAAACCCAATGAGTAGATGGGATTGTTATTCTCCTCACAAGAAACACAGAATAGAGCTGAAGTGTCGTAGGAAACACTATGACACTTTACTCTTGGAGAAGAAGAAATACGATGCTATGATAATGGAAGTGGCTAAACATAAAGATATACCTGTGTATATTAATTCTACTCCAGAAGGTGTTTGGCTTTTTAATCTACTATTCATTAAGAAAGATTGGGAAACCAACTATCTAAACCCAGCGACTACTCAGTTTGCTAATACAAGCAGAATAGCTAAAGAAGTAACATATTTAAAAATAACAGACGGAATAAGAATATTATGAATGATATGCAATTAAATTACCTTAAGACAGTATTGCTATCTCAGTTATTATTGGAGGCCAATGAAGGCCTCCGATTGACTAAGCAATACAAACAGAATGTAAAGCAACAAATCAACAAGCTGAATCAGATGTTGGAGGAGGTTGTTAGAGAAGAGTTCAACACAGTTTATGATACTGATCCGCAGATGGTGACTAACATCTTAAACAAGATAGAAGAGCTTGTAGACAAGATTAAAGGCTCATCCATAGATGAGCTTGTAATGATTAACTCTGTGGTAGATAAATACCAAGAGAATAAAGATTGGTTCAAAGAACACGCAGAAGCAGAATTCCTAAAAATAGATTAATATGACACAAAGTGAAGACACATTAGAAAAAGCAAGAAAAATCCTTAACACAAATTGGAAACCATTTGGAGAAGATAGGGTTTCATTTGTTGATGCTAAAAAGAAAAGCATCAATGAGATTTTAAATTTAATTATTTACTCAAAAACTCATTACAATGACAGAATGTATTGGTATGATGTTTTAACTCAAATGGAGAAACTATGAGAGGAAACGCAATACATTATGAGGCCACAGGCGATTACGATATTATAGATGTATGTAATCACTACAAACTAAACTTTAACAGAGGTAATGTCGTTAAGTATATTGCCAGGGCTGGCAAGAAAGATGATGAGTTACAAGACTTATATAAAGCTAAGGACTACATAGAAAGAGAGATAGCTTTTGTAAGGGAACTTAGAAACAAAGAAGCCGAAGATACAAAAGAAGGAGTAGTCAGTCCCTACAGCTATAATTATAAGGAGAGGCCATAGCCTCTCTTTTTTTTACATTTATTTTGTTTTATTAACAATTAAATTATATATTTGTTGAAACATTAAAACAAATAACAATGGGAAAAACAATTAAAGAGTACGACATTACTTGGGAAGGGCTTGTATTTACTGTGTGCGGTATCTATGAACCAGAAGAGAAGGAAAGCTACTTTGAGCCTTATGAGAGGGAGAGATTTAATATCTCTGGCATTTATTTAGGCGATGCTTGTGTAGACTTTATGTTGAATGAGTCAACAACAAATCAATTAGAAGAAGAAATCTTAGAAACATATTACAGATGATAAAGTTATTAAATGGAGAGCTTTGGGAAGAAGAAGCGATATTAAAGAAAATGGTTGATGATAGTTTTTACTATGGTCATTTAGGTAAACACGCTTTGAGCAGTTCATCTGCGAAGAAGCTAATAGATAGCCCAAAGGCCTATCAGAAGAGTCTATATGCCTCAAGTGATTCTCAGCCATTAAGAGATGGTAGGCTTGTACACCTTGCGGTGTTGGAGCCACACAGGTTAGAAGACTTGGTTGTTATTGAAGGGACAAAAGCCCTTAAGGCTTTTAAGGAAGCTGTAGCAGAACACGGTTCAGAAAGTGTTTATACCAAGTCAGAGATGGACTCAGCACATTGGATAGCTAAGGCTGTTAAGAGTTGTAATGAAGCTTATAATTTATTAGATGGCTGTACCTTTGAGGCACCAGCCATCAAGATGCTAAACGGATTACCATTCAGAGGTAAAGCAGATGCTATGAAAGGAAAGACAATTATTGACCTTAAGACTACAAGTAAGGGAGTACCTAACTTTAAGTGGTCAGCTAAGAACTTCTCATACGATCTTCAAGCTGCTCTATACTTATCTTTGTTTGATGCTGATGAGTTTATATTCTTAGTAGTTGACAAAGATACTAAAGACATAGGCATATTTGAATGTAGTGGAGACTTCATAGAGAGAGGTAGAGAGAAGGTAAGACAAGCTATGAATATTTATAGGCACTTTTATATAGATACAGACCCATTAGATTCTGTACGCAATTATGTACTTAAAGATATACTATGAGAACATTAACCATCTTACTTAGTGGATTGACATCTATAATGTCAATCTTAAAGACAGTAGAGACAAATAACAATAATGATTCTATAGGAGACAATGGAACGTCATACGGAATCCTACAGATACAGAGAAGCGTTCTAAGCGATGTTAATCGTATTTATGGTACTGATTACCGTCACAAGGATATGTTTGACGAGGAGGCTTCTGAGGAAGTATTTATGTTATATCTTTGTTATGGCAAAGAAGTATTCTTAAAGAAGCATTGCAGGTTCCCTACTGAAGAGGAGATGGTTAGAATGTGGAATGGAGGAATATACAAGGGTTATAAATATAACCAAACCAAATTATATTACCAAAAGTATTTAGATGTTAAACAAGAAATTAATAGATGAGTTTTACTATATGGCTATGTATGATCTGGCCCACGAGGTAACTCAGCAAGACTTATATGAATTGCTTAAGGAATATGAAGCAAGGGAAATGTATGAGCAATGTGCAGGCATAAGCCGAGCATTGAACACTTATAAGTTTGTTAATGATTTTTACACAATTAAAGATAACAATGATAAGGGAGACTTTATCCAAATAGATTTTGAACAAGATGGAGATTGAATTAGATTTTATAGTAGAGACATTACAGAACAAGACTGGGCTTAACCTAAAGAAGCCAACAAGACAAAGGCAGTATGTATTGGTTAGGTCATTGTACTACAAGCTTGCCAGAGAATACACAGTACACAGCTTGGCTAAGATTGGTGAGATGTTTAATAAAGACCACTCTACAGTTCTTCACGGACTAAAGGTCTTTGATACTGTAAAGATGTATGAACCTAAGTTGTATGATTTGTATAACAACTTTAAGCTTAGATACCCTGTAGAGTTATTTAATACTGTAGATGACATTCCTGCTCCAGAGGAGCTGTCTTCCATTATAGAAAGGATAGGCAATATGGACAAGATGATTAAGGAAAGAGACCAAGAGATAAGAAGGCTAAACATAGAGATAGACTTAATGAAGCATAGAGGAGAGGATAAGCGTAGCGATATAGTGAAGCTTATCTCTGAGGTTCCAGATGAGCAGATGCAAGTATTTACAGACAGAATATCAGCAATGGTTAAGATGATGAATACTACTGCTTAATGGCCAGAAAGAAAAAGGTCAACTACAAAATAGATAGAATGAACTACAAAGCACAGCATTGGTGCTTTAAGAATAGCTACAGAATATACCCAGTAGTTGTTAAAGATGGGTTTAACATTCACATAGATGTTGGACATAAACATTATGAGATAGGTCAGCTCCTTAAGGAAGCTGACTTATACCAAGAGATATGGAACTTATACGAAACAATATATAATAAAAATAAAGATGCCAAAAGCTAAAAGACATTCACAAGAGATAAAGCCTACAGATGGTAGGAAGGGTAATGGAAAGAATAAGCAAGGGATAAAAGCTGTTCAAGTACAGAAAGCTAATATGACTCCAGCAAGGATAAACCAAGCTAAGAAGGATCAGATAGGAACCTATGCTTTAAAAGCTATGAAGAAAGTCTTTGGCTCAGAGGCAGAAGCTTGGGAGACATTGGCTGAGAAGGCCAAGGATTCTTTTGCACATATGAACTTACTGTTTCAATATAGATATGGCAAGCCAATGGACAAGGCTCCAGAAGGCAATCAAGATAAGAACAATGCACCAGTCATAAATTTCTTTGCATCACCTCAGCAGATTCACGAGATGGAAGAAACCATAGACATTGACTCTGAGGAAGTTGATGTGGATAGACTAAATGAAGGAGATGAAGCCGAGTAGTTATTATCCAAGAAAAGAAGAGCTTTCATATAAAATTAAAAGGAACGAGTCTATTATAAAAAAGTTAAAGGACTATAATAATAAAATGAAAGTTGAATTGTACGACATTGAGCTTGAATGGGCAACTGATTCTGGTAGTGATTTAAGTGTTTTCCATATTTTTCATTCTAATCCAAATGATTCAAAAACAAATAGGAAGACATATATTATAAAAGACAAGTCAAATGGCTTGTATAAAATAGGCAGGTCTATTGACCCTGTTAAAAGAGAAAAAACTCTTCAGTCAGAAAAGCCTAATTTAGAATTAATAAAAACTTGGGATGCTGACATAGAAAAAACTCTTCACGATGAATATAAAGATTTTAGAGTTAGAGGGGAATGGTTTGAACTCAGTAAAGTTCAAGTAAAATATATTTGTTGTAGTTACTAAAAAACAGATTGGTATATTTTCAGTTATATTAGTATGACTGAAACACAAGAAGTTAAGATTCACGAGAAGTATATTCCCTTGTGGAAGAGCGACAGTAGATACTATGTAATCACAGGAGGTCGTGGATCTGGTAAATCATTTGGAGTAGCCGTATTTTTATTAAACTTAACCTATGAGAGAGGACATAAAGTCCTCTTCTCTCGTTATACAATGCTGTCAG